GAGAGGAGTGCAAAGTGAAGTTGCAGCAAATGATAGACCAAGTTAAAAAACATCATCCAGATTTAGGAGTTAATGAAATTATACATTTATTAAACCAGACATCAGATGAATTTTGTTCTAGAACCTTAATATTAGATGAAGCTACACAATTTACAACTGAAGCTAACAAACGTTATTATGGATTAAAAGATACTATACTAGAAATTAAATCTGTAGATCTAGAAGATGAAGACGGAAACCATGTAACAATTAAAAGATTAATGGGTAGACCTCAATATAGGGATTTAACATAATGGCGCATAATACAGAAAATACTATTACTAAGCACAAAGTATATTGGATAGAAAGAGATTCTATTGGTTTATCAGAATATGATTCTACAAGAACGGGAAAAAATGCATATACGAGTTTAACAAGTGCATTAACTGTTACTTTGTTTTATTATAAAAAAGCTACTCATTTCAATACGTTAGATAATAATACTGCTATGACAGAACAAAGTGAAATACCATTACAATTTCATCAGTATTTAGTAGATAGAGTAGTACAGTTAGGGTATGAACAAAAACCAGAAATGATACAAATGGCACCATACTTTGAACAAAAATTTGAAAAAGGAATTAAAGAAGGAAAAATGTTTGCTAATCGTGGAAGAATCAGTGGGATCAGACACGTAAAGCAATCTAGCTTTTAGGAGGAAGCATGGCAAATAAATTAATAATTAAAAACTCGTTAGAACCGCAACAAGAAGTAATAGATACAGCAGGCGGTAAAACGTATACTAGTTTTCAAACAGAACAAAATACTGGAAATCAAGGTGGTACATATGAAAGTACTTTTACCGATGCTAAAGCAATTAAGTATGTTGGTGTCTTAGATCAACAATCTGCAACTGCTTTAACAGATGGAAATTTAGCTTTTAAGGGAACTGCAACAACCACAGGTGTTGAACCTAGCGCATCAGAAGTAAAAGCTTTTTATGTTAAATATGACAGTACATTAGGTACTGTAGCTAGTGTAACTGTTACATTTGATTCACAACCACACGCAGTATTAAGTGTAGGAGAGTCTGTATGTATACCGCTAGTGAGCGCAGATTTAGCAAAATGCAAAATAGAGGCTTCTGCTTATCAACTAGATACTCATGAAGCAACAGTAACAGTAGTATTAATAGGGGACTAATGGCTAATACTTGGAAAAAAGGAAACTTTGGATTAGAATCCTTTGACTCTATTGGAGCTGCTATGAATGAATTAGTTCAGACATTTACAGACAACTTAGATGCAAATTATAATAATGTAGCTATAACTAGCGATGCAACGTTTAACGATGTATCAATACCGTTAGATGCATCATACAGCGATGTGTCTAAACCTAGTATGCCTACATATACAGATCAGGGGGTAAATACATAATGGGTGGAACATTATCAAAACCAAATAGAATTAAAGATGTATATACTAAATTAGTATTTTTTGATGACAATAAATTAAAATTTGACAATGGAACTACAGATGTGGTAATAACAGATGCTGACAATTTTGGAGAAGATACAGTAGCTGAATTGCAAGATACAAACATAACTTCGCCACAAAATAGTGCATTATTAAAATATGACTCATCCAGTCAAAAATGGATAGATGATAACGAAATAGATTGCGGTGGATTTTAAAGGGAGATAAAAAATGGCAAATACGTTAAAAATTAAAAGAAATACGTGGAACAATAGTAGCACTCCAAGTGGATTATCTTACGGTGAATTAGCTTGGGATAATGCAGGAGAAACTCTATATATTGGGAAACAAACAGATGGCGGTGGAACAGTTAGTTCAGTTAAAGTTTCTACCGTAGCAACAACAAGTGTAAAAGGATTAGCAAGTTTTAATAGTGCTAATTTTGCTGTTAGCAATGGAGATGTTACTATTAAAAACTTAGGTGTTGCTACAGCTGAATTGCAAGACCTTGCTGTTACTACAGCTAAAATAGGTAACGATGCAGTTACTCTAGGAAGTAAAACAAGTGGAAACTATGTAGCTGCTATTACTGGAGGTACTGGTATAACAAATGTTTCTGCAGCAAGTGAAGGAGCTTCTCACACTTTGTCTGTAAATTTAGATGAATTGAGTACAGTTACATCTGTAGCAAACAATGATTATATTGTTACAGTTGATTTTCAAACTGGTAATACAGAAAAAATGCAGTTAGAAGTAATTGAAGATAAATTATTTGCAGCAGTTAGTGGAGATATAGCTATTAGTTCTAGTGGTACAGCTTCTATATCTGCAGGATCTATTGTTACAGCAGACATAGCTAACGACCAAGTAACTGGAGATAAGTTAGCAAATGACATTACTATTGCAAATGATTTAATTGTTAGTGGAGATTTAACAGTACAAGGAGACACTACTACTATTAACACTGCTACATTGGCAGTAGAAGACAAAGATATTGTGATAGCTAGTGGAGCTAGTGATTCTTCTGCAGCTAATAACGCTGGTATTATTGTTGGTAGTGATGTAGCTAGTATTAAATATGTTCATTCGGGAACTAAGTGGGCATTGAATAAAAACACAGATATTACTGGTACTTTAGCAGTATCAAGTACGTCTGCATTTACTGGAGCTATTACAGCTTCTGGTGGTTTTGCTAATACCACATTTGATGGTGGAACATTTTAATTAGGAGCAATAAATGTCTAATAAGATATTAATAAAAAGAGGTAGTAGTGCACCCACTACAAGCGATTTAGACAATTACGAAATTGCCTATAATACGAGTGCTAATAAATTATACATACGTGACGGTAGTGACATAATCCCTTTTGGAGCTATTGTAGATGAAGATAATTTTGCATCAGACGATGCTAATAGAGCACCGTCGCAACAATCGGTAAAAGCATATATTGCTTCTGAATTAGCAGCTGCAGGTGCAGGAGATATAACAGAAGTTGTAGCTGGATCAGGATTAACTGGCGGTTCTACTTCGGGTGCAGCAACTTTAAACATTGGAGCAGGTACTGGTATTGATGTAGCAGCAGATGCTATTTCAGTAGATGTATCTGACTTTATGTCTAATGGTAGTAATGATAGAATACTTACTGCTACTGGTACAGATGCTATGAACGCAGAATCACAATTAACTTATAATGGTGCGGGGCAATTACAAATACATAAAGACGGAAGTAATGCAGTATTACAATTAAGAAGCGACGATGCTAATACAAGAATACATTTCAAAGAGGGTAGTGATCTAAGATGGAATGTTGGTTATGATGCAGCCAATAACAAATTTAGTTTTTATGATGGATCGACAGTATTTGCCATTGAAGATGGTGCAGGTGCTAATACTTTAATAGTAGATAGTAATTCACGAGTAGGAATTGGTACTGCATCTCCTGCATATAAGTTACAAGTTTCAGGTGGAGATATTGGAATAGATGTTGGGGAAAAACTTTATTTTGGTGGTGGCAATCATACATACATTTCAGAAGATATTGATGATAGATTAAGATTCTTTGTTGGTGGTGATGAGTTTATGAGATTCACCCAGCAAGATGGAGCTACAGAACTATTTCATATTTATCAAGATGTCTATCTTCCAGATGATAAGAAAATACATTTTGGAGCTAGTAATGATATAAAAATTTATCACAATGCTGGTGGTAATAGTAATTTTGAAAATCATAGTGGAGATTTGTATTTTACACAATACACAGATGATGGAGATATATTTTTTAGAACTGATAATGGAAGTGGTGGAGTAGCTAACTACATACAAATAGATGGTGGTTCAGAGTATGTTTACTTTCACAAAGATATTGCTTTAAAAGCAGCAGAAAAACTTTATTTAGATGGTGGTGGTAATACTTATATAGATGAGCCAAGTGGCGATCAATTAAGATTAGTAGCAGGTGGAACAGAAGTATTAAAAGGATATGGAAGTGGTGCTATTGATATGTATGGTGGTAGCACAACATCAAGAAGTATTAATATCGGTGCAAATAGAAGTGGTAATGGATATTCATTTATAGATTTAATAGGAGATGCTACTTACTCAGATTTTGGTGCAAGATTTATTAGAGAAAATACTGGACCGAACACAGGAACAGCTATTGAACATAGAGGTACTGGTGTCTTGTCATTAAATGCAAAAGATGCAGGAAGTGTAAGATTTTATACAAGTAATACTGAAAGAGTTAGAATAGATAGTTCAGGAAATATTGGTATTGGAAATATAGCACCGCAAAAAAACTTAGACATAACAAAATCTGGTAATGCAACTTTTCAAATGAAAGGTACTGGTACTGATAATTATGCAGGTGCTCAATTAAGTTTATTTGCAGGAACTACAAGCAATGTATTTAATTCTGTAATGTTTGCTATGGATAGGGCAACTGATGGTGTTGGTGGTATTTACTTACAAAGACGAGATAGTTCTCATGCTTACAAAGGAACTTTATTTAGATATTTAGATACACAAGGTTGGACTTTTGGCACAGCATCAAGCACTACCGCTACAAACACCACTGACCATTTTTATATAAATCCAGCAGGGAATGTGGGAGTGGGTGTTTCAAATCCTTCATATAAGTTAGATATTAATGGTAGCACCAGAATTGTTGGAGATAGTGAAGAAGTACTTAGATTTCAAAATGGTAGCACAAGCAATGTTCAAAGTATTGAAATGGATAGTTCAAGGTTTTACATTTACAATAGGACTGCAGGAGAATTTAATTCTATTGCAGTATTAAATAGTGGCTCAGTCGGCATAGGAACTACATCACCTCAAAGAAAGTTGCACGTTTCTACTGGAAATACAGACATAGCAGCAAGATTTGAAAACACTACTTCTAATGGAACTGTTATGGAACTACTAGCAAGTGGAGATAGTACTACAATGTATTTTCAAACAGACCATATTTATAGTTCTAGTAATTTATATTTAGGTGCAGGTACTAAAATAACACACTATAGAGGAAGCGACCATAGATTTCAATATGGTAGCAGTAATACAGAAGCAATGAGAATTGATAGTTCTGGAAATCTTGGTATAGGAGTTGCATCACCTGCATTTAGTTGGGGAACAAGAGGAATAGAAATACAAGGTTCGGGAGTAAATCCTGCTATAAGATTAGATAGAAGTGATAGTATTTTTGAGATTACAGCAAGAGGTGGCGACATATTGCTTTATAACACAGGAACCGCAAGAAGTCTTAGATTCGGTGTTGGTGGAGGAGAAAAGTTTAGAATTAATTCTGATGGTAATGCTTATTTTTATCAAACTGCTATTATTAATAGTAATGATCACGCATTAATGGGTAGAGATACAGGTGGTACAGTAAGAAACTTAATAAAGCTTGATAGTAGTAATAGAGTGCAGGTTGGAGATGCTAGTACAACTGGTGTTCATCATCATTATCCAAGCACATATTCACAAATAAATACGGACCATGGATATTTACAAATAGGACCACAAAATGTTAGTCATTGTCATTATACTACTGATAGAGCCAATCATTGGTTTAATCAAATGATTTATGTAAATGGCGGTGTTGTAAGTTCTTATAATTCAAATTTATCATTAAGAAGAAATGGTGCAACTTCTGATAGTATTTCAATAGAAGATAATGCAGTAAAAGTTTATACAGATGCTACTAATGAAAGATTTAGATTTGGTTCTGCAAATAGAAGTTTTAATGATATAATTGTTGGACCAATAAATAATAATTCAAAAGCATGGATAAGAGCTAATAACGGATACTCCAATCAGGATAATCCAGATTTTACTTTTTACTATGATGACAAAACTGGAATATCACATCCCGCTGGTAGTGTTATAGGTTTTAATACAGGACAAGTAGAAAGATTAAGAATTACTAATCAGGGTATAACATTTTCTCAAAATGGTAGTGCAGCTGCTCCTGCAATGAGTTGGACAAGCGACCCTGATTTAGGTTTTTATCGTAACGGTAATAACAATATGAGATTTAGTGCTGGTAATTCTATTAGAGGTACTTGGAATGGCGATGGACTAGTATTAAATGGTGGTTCATTAGGAGTTAATGTAGCTATACCAACAACAGACGGAGTTATAAGAGCTGGTAATGATGTTATAGCATATTATTCATCAGACGAAAGATTAAAAGAAAATGTTAAACCTATAGAAAACGCTATAGATAAAGTATCTAAGATTAGAGGTGTTGAATTTGACTGGATTGTTGATAAGGAAATTCACGACAATGAAGGACACGATGTAGGTGTAATAGCACAAGAAGTAGAAAAAGTTTTACCTGAAGTTGTACAAACTAGAGATAATGGGTACAAAGCAGTTAAATATGAAAAGATTGTTTCTTTATTAATAGAAGCAGTAAATGAACAACAACAACAAATAAATAAATTACAGGAGAAGTTAAATGGCTAAAGTAATAAGTGCAGTAGAAGCAGCAGTTGAATCAGTTGAATCGCCAAAAATGGTTTCAATTAAACATACTAGAGTAATGAAAAATGCAAATGGTAACGATGTTACTGTTTTGGATTATGAAGAAACTAAAAATGTTGATAGTGCTATATCAGATGCAGAAGCAACGAAAGCTAGATTAGAAGCTGAATTAGTAGATGTAGAAGCTGAATTAGTAGAATACCAAGCAATTAAAGACGCTGAGTAATAAATGGCTTTACCAGCATCTGGAGAAATAAGCATTAATGATATTAATGTAGAATTTGGTAGGAGTGGAACAACTGCTAACAGTTCATTAGAAGATTTATCTGATGGAACTGTAGCAACTATTAATACTGTAAACGCAAGTGGAGATAGACCTGATGGATCTGCTCCACACTCTATGAGTGAGTTTTACAGTTATGACCACGATGCTGCAGCAGCAAACGCTTCGTTTGGTACTTGGAGTGATACTACAATTAGATTTGTAGGATTAAATCCAGGTGGCAATATTGCTAATCACGCTGCTACTACCAATGCTTTAACTGATGCTAGTGGAGCTATGAGCGTAACAGATTCAGTTACATCTGGTGTTGCTAAAGGTAGCCCTAGAGTAGCATTAGGTACGAGCGATCCTGGTACAAATAGTAGCAATACTGTATTTGATAGTAAAATGAAAACACTTAACGGTAATCAACACGGAAGTATAACTTTTAGTGGCAGTGTAACATGTCATGCCAGATTTTGTTTTGCACCACATTCTGATGTTACAGAAAGTGTTATGAGAGATATAACATTTACAAATAACAATACTTCTAACACTACAATGACTTTACAAACAAGTGTTACAAATTTTGGTGGGTTTTGTGTGCATGAAGCAGTACCAGTTAATTGTAAGGACTATTATAAGCACATTAGTGAATTAGAAATTGGCGATATGGTTATGTCTTATAATTTTGAAACTGATTCAATAGAAGAAGTTGAAATATTAAAGATAGAAAAACCAAATCATAGCGATTTAGTTGTATATTATTTTGAAGATATGGAAGATATAACATATGCTCATGGTAATACATCTACATTAAATAGAGGTTTGTCTATTACTAAAGACCATCCTATATATAAATCAGATGGAACTATGGTGTGTCTTGACCCTGTAAAAGCAAAAGAATTGTATGGATTAGATGCTGAAGAAATAAAGAAGGGCGATGAAATAAGATTTATGGACAAAATAAGAAATGTAGATTTATATTTATTAAGTCCAGATGAGACGGAAACGTATACAATATTGACAAAGAATAACAACTTTTACGCAGGTGGCGTATTAGTACACTCAGAAATAGGGGGATGAAGTGGAAGTAAGTAAAGATAGTAAATTTACATTATCTATAGAAACAGCTGTAAGCATTTTAGTTACTGTAGCTATGATAATTGGTATGTGGTATTCCCTGCAAGCAGAAATAGAACTTGCAAAAGAACTACCAGAGCCAGAAGTATCACGTATGGAATACGATTTAAAAGACCAAATGATTCGTGATTCTATTATGAATACTGAAGAAAAAGTAGAAAAACTTGAAGAGAAAGTGGATTCTGTTAAAGAAGATACTAAAATGATTAACGAAACTCTTCTTAATATGAATAAAGATTAATGAGGTATAGAGATGAATTATTACTATGGTATGGCATGGTTGCTTGGGTTGTTGCTATGGCAGTCGCCCTTGCACTCACAGTCAGTTAATTTAAATAGCTTTGCACAAGTACAAGCATTAAATATACAGAAATGTGCAGTAGTACAAGTCAATGCAGGCTGGAATTACCAAAATAGAGTAAAGGTAGAAAAGTTAGCTGAACTTTGTTACGTTGGTGAAATAGACTTAAATAATAAAACAATAGGTGCTGTTATTCAAAAAGAATGGAATATTAAAATAGTACCTACAATTATTGTATTTAAAGAAGGCGTAGAGGTTATGCGTTACGAACCTGGTATTAGCATGAGGTTTGACGAAAAAGAAGTGTTTGATAAAATTAAAAAAGAAATTAAATGAAAAGAAAATTATTCAATACAGATGCTAAAAGATCTAATGGAAAGAAAAAAACTAGGCAAGGTATGAGTAATAACACTAAATTTGGTAATAAAAATAGTAAAAAATATTACAAAAAACGCAGTAGAGGACAAGGATAATGGCTGTAAAAAAAGATTCTAGACTAAAAAGAGCTGGTGTTTCTGGATATAATAAACCTAAAAGAACACCTGGTCATAAAACAAAGTCACATATTGTTGTTGCGAAAGAAGGCAGCAAGATCAAAACTATAAGATTTGGACAACAAGGCGTTAGCACAGCAGGTAAAAAGAAAGATGCTAAATCTAAAGCTAGACGCAAAAGTTTTAAAGCGAGACACGCTAAAAATATAGCTAAAGGCAAAATGTCTGCAGCATATTGGGCTAATAAAGTAAAATGGTAAAGGAGTAAATATGCCATACGGTAAAGGTAC